ATACAGTGATGAATTTGAAGAACCTAAAGTTTTCAAAACACCGGAGGAAGCAGTAAAATACGCTATTGAATTAGCAAAAAAATATAAAAAAGATTTAGGTGCTAAAAACGAATCGGTAAAATTAAAAAATCTATTACCAAAAAAATAAAAGAAAGGGAGTATAAAAACTCCCTTTTTTATTTGGATTTGTTACAAATTTTTCCTATATTTGTTACATCCTTTATTATAAAAATATATTGAAAAAAAGATTTGGAAATCTCACTATTTCTTCGTATATTTGTTTTTCCTTTATATTTATATATGTAACGGAAGTGTAGGAAAGACACTATAATCCAACCTTAAAACATAAACGTTTTAAAACTTAAACTCTTAAAATTTAAAAGACATGGCTATTAATTTAGACGCAATTAAGAGCAGACTTAACAAACTGCAAAACACCCAAAGAACTTCAGTAGAACTTTGGAAGCCAGCACCAGGCAAACACACAATCAGATTGGTGCCGTACAAATTCAATAAAGAAAATCCTTTTATTGAACTTTATTTTCACTACAACATCAACAACAAAACTTACTTATCTCCAATGAGTTTTGGCAGACCTGACCCAATCGTTGAGTTTGCTGACAAACTTAAAAGAATGGGTGATAAGGAAGATTGGAAAGCTGCTAAGAAAATGGAGCCGAAACTTAGAACATTCGTACCAGTATTGGTAAGAGGTGAAGAAGGTGAAGGTGTAAGATTCTGGGGCTTTGGAAAAACTGTATATCAAGAAATTCTTGGTTATATGGCTGATTCTGATTATGGTGATATTACTGACCCAAATGAAGGTAGAGATATTACTGTTGAAGTAGTATCTGCTGAAGACAGTGGTACTTCTTACCCTGTAACAACAATTCGTGTTAAACCAAAAGAAACTCCATTGGCTGCATCAAAAGCAGAAGTGGACAAATTCCTAAATGAACAAAAGGAAATTACTGACCTTTATTCTGAATTAACTTATGCAGAATTGAAGAATGTATTAGAAGGTTGGTTGAATCCATCGGCAACTTCCGATGAAGAAAAATCAGTATCCGCTGAAACTCTTTCTTCTACCGCAAGTGATGAAGATGAAGCACCATTTGATACAACTCCATCAAAGAAAGCAGCAACTGCGCCAGCTAAGAAATTAGATGATGTAGCAGCAGCATTTGATGACCTTTTTAATTCATAAAATAAGTTATAAAGAATATGGCAAAAGCAACTAAAGAAGTTGATTTGGCATCAATACTTGCCGAATCACTAAACAAACAATCAAAGGACCAAAGAGTAGCATTCTTTTTGGATTCCGATGAGGCACCTACAAATGTGGATGGTTGGATTTCAACCGGAGCATCATTGTTGGATGTTGCCATTTCCAATAGACCTTATGGGGGTTTGCCTGTTGGTAGAATTGCCGAAGTGACAGGACTTGAACAAAGTGGTAAATCATTACTTTCAGCACACTTACTTGCCGAAACACAAAAGTTAGGTGGTATCGCTGTGTTGATTGATACTGAAAACGCCGTAAGTAGAGAGTTCTTAGAAGCTATCGGAGTTGATGTATCTAAGATGTTGTATGTAGCAGCTGAGACTGTTGAACAATGTTTTGAGTACACCGAAACAATCATCGAAAAAGTAAGAACACAATCCAAAGATAAGTATGTTACGATTGTAGTGGACTCCGTTGCCGCTGCATCAACAGAAAAAGAAATGGAAGCTGATTATGGAAAAGATGGTTACGCTACTGATAAAGCAATTATTATCTCTAAAGCAATGCGTAAAATTACCAACTTAATTGGTAGACAGAAAATCACATTGGTTTTCACAAATCAGTTAAGACAGAAAATGAACGCAATGCCTTTCTCTGACCCTTGGACAACTTCAGGTGGTAAAGCAATCGCTTTCCATGCTTCAGTTCGTTTGAGGCTAAAGAGTATGGGTACTATAAAATCTAAAGAGAATGGTAATGAGAGAATCGTAGGTATCAAAGTACGTTGTCAAGTAGTAAAGAATAGGATGGGACCGCCGTTACGTTCCGCCGATTTTGATATCTTCTTTGACAGAGGAATTGATAACTATGGAGCGTGGTTAGCAATAATGAAGGATAATGGTATTGTAAAACAAAGCGGAGCTTGGTATGAGTATATTGATACTGATTCCGGCGAAGTGATTAAATTTCAATCTAAAGATTTTCCTCCAACATTAGAATCTAACAACCAACTCAAAGAACAAATCTATAAAAAGATTTGCGAAACAACAATTTCACAATACAAAAAAGATTCACTTGATACTGATAGTTTGATTTCAGACTCAGAAGTAATAGGTGATTAATGTTACAAACAAATGAAAGAGCTATACAAACAATTACTTAATGAGGTAGAAGCAGAACATGATGCCAACATCCAAAGGGTGAGGAATGGTAGAGTTCTTATCATAGATGGACTAAATACCTTCATCCGTAGCTGGACAACTAATCCTACAATGAATGAGGATGGTGAACATACGGGTGGAGTTATTGGTTCATTAAATTCAATCGGAAGTCAAATCCGACAATTTAATCCTACAAGAGTTATTTTATCTTTTGATGGTAAAGGTGGTTCTAAAAGTAGGAAAGAATTATTTGAAGGCTATAAAGCTGATAGAGGTAAAAATCGTTTTAGGGTAAATCGTCAATACCCAGAAATGATGTCTCAAGAAGATGAGCAACTTTCAATGAAAAGGCAATTTGTATGGTTGGTGGACTTATTAGATAGTTTACCAATTACAACAATGATATATGATGGTATTGAAGCAGATGATGTAATCGGACATATTGCTAAGCATGTATTAGCAGAAGATGAGGAATGTTATATTGTTTCAACCGATAAAGATTTTTTACAATTAGTAGATGAGAAAACATTTGTGTACTCACCAACTAAAAAGAAACTTTACAATAGAGAAACTGTAAAAGAAGAATGGGGAATGTATCCACAAAATCTACTTTTATTTAGAACATTAGATGGTGATAACTCTGATAATGTGCCTGGCGTAAAAGGATGTGGGTTAAAGACAGTTCTTAAAAGATTTCCTGAATTATCAGAAGATAGAGAAATATCCTTTGATGAGTTTTTTCAACTATGTGAAGATAAAAAAGGAGATTCAAAAATCTACGAAGATATTCTTGCAGCTAAAGATGATGTTCTAAGAAATAGACAAATTATGCAATTGCAAGAACCGCATATCAATACAAATACCAAATTGAAAATTAATGATAGATTCGCTGAATCAAATCGAAAGTTTGATAAGATGGAATTTATAAAAGCCGCTATGAAGTATAAAATCCTTCAAAATTGGAAAGACATAAACGATTGGTTAAAATCAACTTATACAAATATAATAGTTAAATAATTTGGTAAAACTACCAAATTGTTGTATATTTGTAATCCAATTAAATTATGCACAGCGAAGATACACTTTCCAAATATGGGCAATCATTTCAAACAAAAGTAATATCTGCTTTGCTTACGGATGAAAGAATGATGGATACACTTTCAGATGTTATCCATAAAAAGTTTTTTGAATCCGAAGCTAACAAATGGATAGTTGAAGAAATTGCATCCCATCATAAAGAGTATAACAAAATACCTTCGCTAGATGTATTTAAAGTTCAAGTCACAAAACTTGATAATCAATCACTTCAAAAAACAATTGTTACTCAACTCAAAGAAGTATATAATCAAATTGGTAATACTGATTTAGCTTATATCAAAGATGAGTTTACCTCATTTTGTATTAATCAAAACTTAAAAAATGTAATAGTACAATCCATAGATTTATTAAAATCAGGCAATTATGATAAAATCAAAGACTTAGTTGATAAAGCAATGAAAGTTGGAATTGATTCTGATTTAGGTATGGATTATCTTATTGATTTTGAAAAGAGGTATGATGAAACAAAAAGAGATACTGTAGCTACCGAATGGAGTTGTATAAATGAACTTATGAATGGTGGTTTGGGTCCTGGCGAATTAGCAGTGGTAGTAGCACCATCTGGTGTTGGTAAAACTTGGGTATTATGTGCTTTAGGAGCAGCAGCTGTAAAAGCTGGAAAGACTGTGGTACATTACTCATTAGAATTATCACAAGAGTATGTTGGTTTAAGATACGATACGGTGTTTTCTCATATCGCTTCACATGAATTGGTAGATATGAAAGACAAAGTATTAACAGCCTTAAAAAAACTTAGAGGTAAACTTAAAATAAAATACTTCCCACCCAAAGCAGCAAGTTCAAAAACTATACAAGCTCACTTAGAAAAGATGATAGCAGCCGGTAATAAGCCCGATTTAGTTATTGTGGATTACGCTGACCTATTACTATCACATTCAAACAAATCCGATAGTACATACGCTGAGCAAGGTGGTGTTTATATTGATTTAAGAGGTATGAGTGGTGAATTAGGAATTCCAATTTGGACAGCATCACAAACTAATCGTTCAGCAATTGATTCGGAAGTTATTGAAGCAGATAAAATTGCAGATTCTTACGCAAAAGTAATGAATGCAGATTTTATTATGAGTTTAAGTAGAAAGTCTAAGGATAAACTTAATAATACAGCAAGAGTGCATATTATGAAAAATCGTTTTGGACAAGATGGTATTACTTTCCCAGCAAAGATGGATACTACACATGGTACATTAGATGTTTATACAGCCACATCCGCTGATGGTATGTTAGCAACTAAGGAAAGTGCAAGTGGTGCCGAAATGGAAAGACAATTGTTACATAAAAAGTATATGGAAGCAATGCCTATTGGTAAAAAAACAAATACTAATATGGGATTAGGATAAAACAAAAAAAACAAAAATTATGAAAAGTCAAGAATTATTTGAACAAATGAAAGCTCTATTTACAACTTTTGAATCTGAGCACAATGGTACTAAGAAAGTAAATAAAGGAAGAGCAAGAAAGGCAATTGGTGAATTAAAAAAACTCATCACAGCTTATAAGAAAGCTTCGACTGAAGAGCAAAAAGCAGCATAAATAAAGGGGAGTAATTCTCCCCTTTCTTATGTTTTAATAGGTTGGAGTTTTGACACTTAAATTTATTTTATAAAAAGTGGATTTTTTATCCACAAACCTGTATGGTTTAGTGAGTGACACCATATTTATTTTTTTATTTTCGGGTTTTTCTGAGAAAAAAATACAAACTCACATTTTAACATCTAAAACATTATGGACATTTCACAAAGGCTTTTATCGGATATTACGGTGTATATGAAATATGCTAAATACAAATCGGATTTGAAAAGAAGGGAAACTTGGACGGAATTAGTTACACGTAATATGGAAATGCATATAAAAAAATATCCTAATTTAAAAAAAGAAATTAAAGAAAATTACAAATTTGTATTTGATAAAAAAGTTTTACCTTCTATGCGTTCTATGCAATTCGCAGGTAAACCAATTGAAATAAGCCCAAATAGAATTTACAATTGTGCTTTTGCACCGATTGATGATTATAGAGTATTTGCAGAAATTATGTTCCTACTATTAGGTGGGACAGGTGTAGGATACTCAGTACAAAAACATCACGTAGAACAATTACCTGAAATTCGTAAACCCAATGCAGATAAAACAAGAAGATTTCTTATTGGTGATTCTATTGAAGGTTGGGCAGATGCTATTTCAGTTTTAATTAAAGCATACTTTTTTGGTGGAAGTAAGCCTGTATTTGATTTTAGGGATATTAGACCTAAGGGTGCAAGACTTGTAACTTCAGGTGGTAAAGCACCAGGTCCTCAACCTCTCAAAGAGTGCTTAATAAAATTAGAAGGTATATTAGATGTAAAAAATGATGCAGATAAATTAACACCTATTGAAGTTCACGATATGGTTTGTCATATTGCAGATGCAGTATTGGCCGGTGGTATTCGTAGAGCAGCATTAATTTGTTTATTTTCTGCTACTGATGAGCAAATGATTAGTTGTAAGAGTGGTGCGTGGTGGGAAACAAATTCACAAAGAGGTAGAGCAAATAATTCTGCTGTCCTAATGAGACATAAAATTACCAAAGAGTATTTTTTAGAACTTTGGAAAAGAATTGAAGCAAGTGGAGCTGGTGAACCTGGTATCTATTTAAGTAATGATAAAGATTGGGGAACTAACCCTTGTTGTGAAATCGCACTAAGACCTTATCAGTTCTGTAACCTTTGTGAAGTAAACGTATCGGATATTGTAGACCAAACTGATTTGGAAGCAAGAGTTAAGGCAGCGGCATTTATCGGAACACTACAAGCCGGCTATACTGATTTCCATTACCTAAGACCTATTTGGCAGAGAACAACTGAAAAGGATGCCCTAATTGGTGTATCTATGACAGGTATTGGTAGTGGTGCTATCCTAAAGCATGATATGAAAGCAGCAGCTAGAGTTGTGAAAGAAGAAAACAAAAGAGTAGCTGATATAATTGGAATCAATACTTCAGCAAGATGCACAACTGTTAAGCCTGCTGGAACTACATCTCTAACTTTAGGTACATCTTCTGGTATTCACGCTTGGCATAATGAATACTATATTCGTAGAGTCAGAGTAGGTAAAAACGAAAGTATATATACACATTTAGTAGTAAATCATCCTGAATTAGTAGAGGATGAGTATTTTAGACCTCACGATACCGCAGTAATTGGTATTCCACAAAAAGCACCAGATGGTTCAATATTTCGTACTGAATCCCCACTACAATTATTGGAAAGGGTTAAAAAAGTACACAATGAATGGGTAAAACCGGGCCATAGAAGTGGAAACAATACACACAACGTTTCGCC